GCAATCCAGAACTTCGAATCAGTTTACTAATTCGCGGCCTGGCGGTCTTCTGACCACAAACCCAAAGGACTTACTATGTCATCTATTAAGAGACGTAGCTCCGATATTCTTCAAGAAGCTCGGGCTTTTCGCGTACCTCCATCAGTCACTGATGTTGCAGTTCACCGCTTTCTCTCCTCCTTGGATACTCCAAGGGCGTTAACAGTTTGGATTCTTTACAAGAGTAAAGAGCACGATCAGCTAACGTCACTAGAGTGTAACGCATCGGATTATGTGAATAATCCTTTCCGTTTCCGACTCGACTACATTGCGACAAGTTTCCTCTCGAAGGCGAAGTTTCTTAAGACTTCGTTCGACAAGACAGCCGTCGCAATGGAGAAATTCGAAGAATTCGAATCTCTCTGTGCCGAGACTAATAGTCGCTTTAAGAACCCTGCGTTAGATCCGCTATACAACGGAGCTAACGTTTGGTTGCTTAATGCAACTAAGCGTAAAATCGCCGGAATTCTGGGCGACTACAGTGGAGATGAGTTTGTGGATGAAGCCAATTGGGGACCAGGCACTTCCACCTTGATAAAAGGTGAGTGTGTCTCGGCCATCAATAAGTTCCACGAAGAACGTGGAATAACGCGCGACTTGTACGCCCTCGTATGCGATTGGTTTCCAGTCGCTTACCCCTCTTGGTCTGACAGCTTATCCCGTAATTACGGAGAGAACTGGCATATCTTTGAGGTTGGGAACTCAATAGTCACTGTGTCGAAGAACTCGAAGACGGATCGCGTGATTGCAATTGAGCCAGGAATCAACCTCTGGTTTCAAAAAGCAATCGGCAGTATGATCCGTCGTCGACTTAATCGATCGGGAATCGACTTACAGGATCAGAGCATAAATCAAGAGTGGTCGAGGCTGGGATCCCTTCGGGATTCAGGCCTTTCTACTGTAGATTTTAGCTCTGCTTCTGATTCCATTAGTTCTGAAGTCGTCCGGGAGCTTTTGCCCCCACGATGGTTTCAAATAATGGACGCGTGTCGGTCCCGCTTCGGTACGTCGCCTATCGGTGCTCGCAAGTGGAACAAATTCTCCAGTATGGGGAACGGGTTTACTTTCGAGCTCGAATCACTTATATTCTATGCGGCCGCAGAGGCCGTAAAAGAGTATCTCGGGGTCCAAGGGCCCACGAGTGTGTACGGAGATGATGTTATCATCCCGTCAGCGACGTTTGACCTCTTCTCATCTTATAGTAATTTCCTTGGATTTCGTGTCAATAAGCGTAAGAGTTTCTCTTCCGGTTATTTTCGTGAGTCCTGTGGAAGTCACTATTTCGATGGGGTTGACTGCAAGCCGATCTTCCTTAAGGAAAGAATCCGATATGTGGAAGCCTTTTACAAACTGGCTAACGGTATCAGGATGCTTGCTCATCGCTGCAATTCTAATCGCAGCTGTGATTCT